CTATATACATAACAGGTGATTCATGTGGTGGAAGAATGTATACAGACTGGCCCTGCATGAATCATGCTGGTTGTATAAAATTAGGAAGATAATATGTGGTGGAGAAAAATAATTGTTAAATTAATAGAGTTTTATTTGTATATTCCTGTAAAATTAAGAGACCTATTGACTCGACATAATATGTGGTTACGAAAAGTATCTAATAATATGTTAACTAAAATAAAAGGTAAATAATATGGCAACTTCAGGAACAACAACATTTAATCCAGATCTCAACGAGATTGTAGAAGAGGCATTTGAACGATGTGGTGCTGAACTTAGAACTGGATATGACTTACGAACTGCAAGACGTAGTTTAAATTTACTCACGGCTGAGTGGGCTAATCGCGGCATCAATTTATGGACAATTACGACAGGCTCCATTTCACTTGTTGCAGGCACCGCTACTTATAATTTGCCAACCGATACGATTGATTTAGTTGACCAAGTTATTCGTACAGGTTCAGGCACGACACAATCTGATTTAAGTATATCTCGAATTGCCGTTCCGACGTATGCTACAATACCAAGTAAAAATGATACAGGAAGACCTATACAAGTTTATATCGATAGAAAAACGACTACACCGACTATAACTTTATGGCCTATTCCTGATAGTGTTACACCATATACTTTTGTTTATTGGTATATGAAACGTATTGATGACGCTGGAACCGGAGTTAATACACAGGAAATACCGTTTAGATTTTATCCCTGTTTAATTGCAGGACTAGCCTATTATCTCAGCTTAAAGATACCGGGTGCACTTGAAAGAATGGCAATGTTAAAACAAGAATATGAAGAACAATGGATGTTAGCATCTACTGAAGATAGAGAAAAGGCTGATTTAAGACTTGCACCCCGTCAGCAATATTTGTAATTATGGCTAAAAAAGAAAACAAAAGAAAACCAAAACTTAATTTAGATATAAGTGGAGGAAAAGATAGTTCTAAAACTATTTACGGAGGTGGGTATGCGGATGTTGAAATTCCTGTTTCTGAAAATGTTACTCTTAGACCTTATGTTATAGGTGAAGGAGCAAAAGGCCCTTGGGGATCCGTGGGATCCATCAGTGAGTATGGTGGGGGGCTTGAATATAGTTTTAAAAAAGGTGGCAAGGTTAAAAAGTGTAAACGCGATGGTATAGCCATGCGAGGAAAAACAAAGGCAGGTAGATAATGAGTAATCGATTTACTGTCGGGAAAAAAGCAATTGCGGTATGTGATAGATGTGGCTTTCAAGTTAAACTGAAAGAGCTTAAAAATCTATACATTAGAACTACAGATACAAATATAAAAGTTTGTAAAGAATGTTGGGAACCCGACCAACCGCAAAACATGCAAGGCATGTATCCTGTAGAAGATCCACAGGCGTTACGTGATCCAAGACCTGATAATAGTTTTGGTGTTGTAGGTGGAGAAAGTAGTCGTGGAATACAGTGGGGTTGGGATCCAGTAGGACTCAATAATCCATTACAGTTAGAAGGTTTAGAAGATGATTTAGAAGCGACAGGAGCAGTAGGAACTGTCACTGTAACAACAACTTAGGAGAAAACAAATGGCAATTGTAAGAGCTATAAAATATGGGAGTAAACTTATTAAAAAAGGAAGCACTGGAAAACCTACGCGAGTTAAAGCAGGGCCTACAACACGCAAAGATATTCAAAGCACTAAAAAAAGAGGTAGCGTTAAGAATTTAAATAGTACAAGTAATTCAGGGGGCAAACCAAGTAATCCAACTAAAAAAATTACACAACAAACGCCCCCAAGAAGTGGACAGCCAGGTAAAACATCTAGCACTCCTAAATCACCTAAGGCTAAACCAAGAACTTTTACTAAAGCAGATGCATTAAAAACAGGGGTTACTGTAGCAGGTATTACCGCGATCGCTAATCGTTCTACTAAAAAAGAAGCACCTAAAGCTGCGCCGGTTAAAAAAATCGAAGCCCCTAAACCTACTCGAAGAGCAGGACCTTCAGAACCGACCATGACTTCTATGAAAGCACCAAGTACTGGGCCTACACCTAGAAATAAAGATGAGAAGAAAAAACCTCGTCGCCCTTCAGGTCCAACAATGACCAGTTTTAAACGATAAGGAGTATAATATGAACAAAGATAGAAAATGTTGTAAACCAAGTTATAAACAGCCTCAACCAGGGCCCGCAGTAAACTCAAATGGCTATCCTGAAAAGGATGTCAAAACATCAGGTGTTAAAATCAGAGGTACAGGCGCTGCTACAAAAGGTACAATGGCTCGTGGCCCTATGGCATAAGGATAAACAATGGCGGCTTTAACATATGCACAACTCGTAGCTGAAGTACAAAGCTATACTGAGAACCAGTTTAGTACAACTGATATTGATACGTTTATTAAACAAGCGGAAGAACGCATTTATAATACAGTGCAGATTCCAGACTTACGACGTAATCAAACAGGTACAACAACATTAGGCAATAAGTATTTATCTTTACCTGCAGACTGGTTAGCTACTTATAGTGTTGCTGTTATTAATAGTGATAATGAGTATACTTATCTTTTAAACAAAGATGTTAATTTTATAAGAGAATCTTTTCCAGACATTGATTCTGCATTTTATGGTAAACCACAATATTATGGTATTTTTGATGATAACACGTTTATTCTTGGCCCTACGCCAGACGCTAATTATACTGTTGAGCTGCACTATTTTTATTATCCCACTTCTATTGTTACTACTGGGACTTCTTGGCTTGGGAACAATTTTAGTAGTGCTTTACTATATGGAACTCTTTTGGAGGCGGCTACTTACATGAAAGAAGAAGCTGATATTTTAGCTAACTATAATCAACGTTATACAGAAGCTTTATCAATGCTAAAACAATTAGGTGATGGCAAAGATAGAACAGATGCATATAGAACTGGGCAAGCACGATACCCTGTTCAATAAGAAAGGAGAGGTATGAATATTGATGGATTAATGAATTATGAAGTACATACAACGCATGGTCGAGGCCATACGCCCGAAGAAATAGCAGAGTTTGCATTAAGCAAAATCATGTATGTAAGTAAAGATGCAAACCCTTTAATTAGGGATCAAGCAGAAGCTTTTAGAGACTATATCAGAAAGGTTTTGGTAGAAGCTCTAAAATCAGCGGTAGAGTCTGACCGCGTAACATTAGCGAATAGATTGCGAGAAGCAGGACATTCAGAAATAATTAAACTATTGGAGAATTAAAATGGCAATTTCACAAGCAATGTGTACGTCGTTTAAAGTGGATATATTAAGTGGTGGACACAACTTTAATACGACCAATAGAGCTTTAAGTTCTAACACACAAGATACATTTAAAATAGCTTTGTATACATCGTCAGCAACATTAGGTGATGGTACAATACAATATACAGCCCCAACTTCCGGCTCAGCAGATCCTACAGATACTAATGAAGTTACAAGTACAGGTACAGGCTACACTACAGGCGGTAATACACTTATTGTTGGTACAATACCTCAGTCTACTTCAACAACAGCTTTTCTAGGATTTAGTAATACGTCATGGTCTAGTGCAACTATTACAGCACGAGGAGCATTAATTTATAACTCTTCTAATAGTAATAAATCTGTAGCAGTTTTAGACTTTGGTGGAGACAAAACATCAACATCGGGAACATTTACAATTAACTTCCCAACTGCTGATGCTACAAGCGCTATTATTAGAATAACTGCTCCATAATAGGAGGTTAATATGGCTCTTGTTTTAAAAGACAGAGTAAAAGAGACCACAACTTCGACTGGTACTACTACCATTACGCTTGCTGGCGCTGTTACAGATTTTCAATCTTTTTCAGCCATAGGCGACGGTAATACTACGTATTACACAATATCTCTAACAAACGGCGATGAGTGGGAAGTAGGTATAGGTCAATATACGGCATCAGGTACTACTTTATCTCGTGATACAGTTTTAGCTTCTTCTAACTCTGGTAGTTTAGTTAATTTTTCTGCGGGCACTAAAGATGTTTTCTGTGTGTATCCTGCAGGTAAATCCGTGTATGCTGATAGCAATGGAGATGTTGATGTGTCTGGTGAAATCACTGGACAAGAAATGACAGCTTCAAACGGATTATTTGTTAATAATAAAACAGTAGGAACAGACTATAGTATTCCTTCTGGATATAATGCAACGAGCACAGGCCCCATGACTGTAACTTCAGGCGTTACAGTTACCATTCCAACAGGATCAAGATGGCTGGTGCTCTAAATGTTTTCAGACAGCCCTTTTTCTAGTGCCCCGTTTTCCTCACTAGGGGGAACATCAGTTGAGGTCGCTGTTACTGGCGTTACGGCTGCGGGTGTATTAGGTGAAGAAACAGTAACCACTGATGTTACTATAGCCATAACTGGAGTAACTGCCGAAAGTGTACTAGGCGAAGAAACAGTTACAGGTGACGCAAGTGTAACTCTAACAGGTGTTACAGCTGAAGGTGTACTAGGCGATGTAGAAATAGAAATTGGTATTCCTGTAACAGGAGTTACTGCTGAAGGTGATATAGGCACTGCCACTGTTTCTGGTAGTGCTACTGTAAGTGTCACTGGAGTCACTGCTGAAGGCACACTAGGCGAAGAGACTATTTCTGGTGGGGCTACTGTAGATGTTACAGGAGTTACTGCAGAAGGTGCACTGGGTGAAGAAACAGTTACAGGTGATGCAAGTGTAACTCTAACAGGGGTTACTGCAGAAGGTATTATTGATGATGTAACCATAACAGCAGGCGCTACTGTAAGTGTCACTGGAGTTACTGCTAAAGGCACACTAGGCGAAGAGACAGTTACTGGGGATGCAAGTGTAACCTTAACAGGTGTTACAGCTGAAGGCGTACTAGGTGATGTAGAAGTAGAAGTAATAACTACTGTAGATGTTACAGGCGTTACAGCTAAAGGCACACTAGGCGAAGAGACAGTTACTGGGGATGCAAGTGTAACCTTAACAGGTGTTACAGCTGAAGGCGTTCTTGGTGAAGAAACAGTTACCGGCGATGCTATTGTAAGTGTTACTGGAGTAACTGCTAGTGGTGTTATAGGAACTATATCCGTAACCGGTAATGCTATCGTAAATGTTACAGGTGTTGTTGGTGTAGTTAATTTAAATACAGTGTTAGTGTGGACTGATATTGACGATAGCCAAAGTGCTGGATGGGTTGATATTAATGACTCACAGACAAATAGTTGGTCAGATGTAAATACATCACAAACACCAAACTGGCTAGATATAGCCGCATAAGGAGATAATATGTTAGTAGATGCAAAAAAATTAGAAGACGGCACCGTCGTTAATAAATATGAAACACATTTAGAGTGTGCGCATTGTGGTATGGAAGTTGATGCAGAAGAATATAATTCTGGTACATGTTCTGATTGTGGAGAACCTTGGAATGAAAAAAAACACATTACAGTCTATGTAACGAGTCTTCCAATGGGTGGAGAAACAAGTTAAAATAATAATAATTAAAGGATTAAATTATGCCTAGTACCTATTCAAACTTAAAAATAGAACTTGTTGCTACAGGAGAACAGTCGGGTACCTGGGGTACGACTACAAACACTAACTTAGGTACGGCAGTTGAAGAAGCTATCACAGGCTCTGCTAACGTTGCATTTTCAAGTGGCGATGTCACTATTTCCTTAACAAATACCAATGCTTCTCAAACAGCACGAAACTTACGCCTTAACTTAACTGGCACATCAGGCGGTGCTAGAGTTCTTACTGTTCCAGCAATTGAAAAACAATACATAATTAATAATGGCCTTGCAGATGCTTGTACAGTTAAGAATGCAACAGGTACAGGAATTGCTGTTCCAGCAGGTAAAACAATGGTGTTATTTAATGATGGCACTAATGTTGTTGATGCCACAACACACTTAACTTCTTTGACTTTATCAACTGATTTAGCTGTAGCGGATGGT